AAAGGCAAACCCCGGACTTGATACCATAAAGAGCATGGAGTATATGAGGGAAGTGGTCCAAAAGGCAAAGGATGATCCTACATTCAAAAATACAGTCCTTTGCAAAGAATTTGACCTGCCCCAGACAGAAGTGGCATCGTGGCTGCCATACAAAGCCATCGTCAACGATACCGTGCACCCGATGGAGTTTTACGAGCATTCTTATTGCATCGGCTCGGTCGACCTGAGCTCTGTCCGAGATTTAACGGCAGCAGTGCTCCTGATCAAGAAGCCGAACGACAGCAATATATATTTGCTTGCACATGGATTTATACCACAAGCCAAGATTGACGACCTGCAGCGCGACAATTCCTATGAGGCACCATATAAATTATGGGCTGACCAAGGCTGGATAACAATCAACGAGGGTGCGCAGGTAGATTATGGCAAAGTCACCGAATGGTTCGTGAACATGGTCGAAAAACATGATATCAGACCTTTATGGGTAGCTTATGACAGGGCCATGGCAAATTATTGGTCACAAGAGATGCAAAGTTATGGATTTGAGATGGTGCCGGTGGCGCAAGGCCCATACACATGGACGTATAGCATGAAATCCATGGGAGCTGCATTCTTTGATCATAAAGTTATATATAACAATAATCCGGTAATGCGATGGTGCCTGAGCAATACTGCTGCCAAGGCACTCAACAAGGATGGCATAGAATCCATCCAGCCGGTAAAGATACAACAAAACAGGCGTATTGACCTTATGGTGGCAGCACTCAACGCATGGGTGGTTTATGACAAAAAATTTGAGGAATACATAAATTACCTGAGATGAAGAAGGAGCAGACATGGGCTTTTTAGATTTTTTCAGACCACTAAAATCATTAAAACAGGCACGATGGAGAGAGCTGGGAGCTTATACCGCGGTGTTTTCGCCTTTTGGCAGGGACATCTGGAGGAGCGACCTGGTGCGTTCTTGTATTCGCGCGATCAGCGAACACACATCGAAGGCGAACGCCGTGTCGAGCAAGCCCGAAATAGCCCAGCTGCTGAACACCAAGCCGAACATGTACATGAACGGTAAAGACTTCTTGACGAAGATCAGGAACTGGCTGGAGGTAAAAAACACAGCATTTATTTATATAAACCGCGAACCTTTGACAGCGAAGGTGCTGGGATTCTATCCGGTGCCGTATGAGAGCTTCGAGGGCATAGAGGCAGAGGGTGAGCTTTTTATAAAGTTCTACTTTGCAGGCAATAGCGAGAGACAGCTTATCCTGCCGTGGGCAGACCTGGCGGTCATGCGAAAAGATTATTATTCAAGCGACATTTGGGGCGACGACAACGGCGCCATCCTTGAGAAGCTGGACATCATAAACACCGCAGACCAGGGCGTGGCAAACGCAGTGAAGAGCACCGCAAACCTTCGCGGAATACTTAAGAGCACCAAGGCCATGCTGAAGCGCGAGGACATAAAAGAGCAGCAGCAACAGTTTATAGAAGACTACATGAACCTGAGCAACAACGCCGGAATCGCATCGCTTGACGCTTCGATGGACTTCCAACCGATAAAGATGGAGCCCATCGTTGCAGATTCCTCGCTTGTTAAGGAATACCGGGACGACGTATTCCGTTATTTTGGAGTAAACGACAAGATCCTGATGTCTTCATACAACGAGGACGAGATGGAAGCCTTTTATGAGGCAAGGATTGAGCCGTTCCTTGTAGCACTTGGCACGGAGCTCACCCGGAAAGTATTTTCCGACCGAGAGCTGGCGCTTAAAAATTATATAATATACGAATCCAACCGCATCGGATACGCGAGCAACAAAACAAAGCTTAACATGATCCAGCTTGTCGACCGAGGCATCCTGACACCGAACGAGCTGCGCCAGGTATTCAACCTCGCACCATACGACGGCGGCGACGAGTTCATCCGGAGGCTTGACACGATGCCGACCGGGGAGAAATCAGACGAGGAGGGGACAGATTAAATGGACATTATGGAAAAGATCAGCAAGGGCAGAGAATACCGCAAGATGGAGCTTAACATCGGCGAGCCCGACTCTTACAACGTAAGAGGATATGCAACCACATTTGACACAGCATACACGCTCTGGGATACCCCGGACTTCAGGATCGACGAGATCGTGGACGCCCACGCTTTCGACGGATGCGACATGCGTGATGTTATATTCCAGTACGACCACGAGGGGCGCGTCTTTGCCAGGACAAGCAACGACACCCTGCAGCTTACACCGGACGGACACGGCCTGCAGGTCAACGCATACCTGGGAGGGACAGAGATCGGCCGCAACCTTTACGAAGAGATCAAGGGCGGCTATACCAGCAAGATGTCTTTCGGCTTTCATGTAGAAGCCGACGAGATAAAGGAAGAGGAAGTGGACGGCAAGACCATCTACACGAGAACAATCAAGAGCATCAACAAGCTTTATGACGTTTCCGCTGTTTCACTTCCGGCAAACGACGGGACGGAGATATCAGCCCGCAGCTTGAGGGACGGAGCGATCGCCAAGCTGGAAGCGGAGCGACTTTTAAAGGCTGAGAGAAGGAAGGCCCTCGAAGAAATAAAAGCAAGAGCCGCTGAGCTCTTGAGGAAGGACAGGACATGAGCATCGAAGAAATGAACCTGGAGCAGGTAGAAGCCAGAATGGGCGAGATTGAAGCAATCAATCCCGAGACATACGAAGGCGACGCAGAAGAGCTCAGGAAAGAGCTCGAAGCTTTAGGCGCACGCTTTGAAGAGTTAGAGAAGCGCCAGAAGACAGAAGAGGTCCGCAAGGCCCTCGAGGAAGGGACAAAGATCCCCGAAAAGATAATCAAAAAACAGGAAGACGAAGGGAGAAAGACAATGACATTTGATTCTAATGAATACCGCGTAGCATGGGACAAGATGATGTTAGGACTTCCCATGACAGACGAAGAGAGAACAGCATTTACACACACCACAGGCACAACCTCCGGACAGACCGCAGGTTACACCATCCCCACAACTTTAGTAAACAGAATCTGGGACCTCATCGAAGAGAAGCACGCAATCCTCGGTGACATTACCATTTACAGAACCGGCACAATCCTCGACGTTGTAAAGAGAACCGCAATCGCAGCAGGCGACGCAGCAACAGCAAGCGAGGGCGCAGCACCCAGCAACGACGAAAACAACACCTTCGCAAAGGTTACCCTTGCAGGTAAAGACTTCGCTAAGACCGTTAAGATCAGCTATGCACTCGGCATCATGAGCATGGACGGCTTCGAGAGCTTCATCGTTAAGGAGATCGGCGACAGAATAGGCGCAGCACTTGCAGCTGATGTTATAAGCCAGATCGGAACCGACTATTACAGCACCGGAAACGACCTCGATGTTGCTACTTCCGGCAAGGTAGTGTGGACCGACATCGCAGGAGCGCTCGCAGTTCTTAAGAACGCAGGCAACATCAACGTTTACGCTTCACAGGCTACAATCTACAAGTACATCGTGGGCATGGTAGACACCACAGGCCGTCCCCTTTTCCAGCATGACGCAAACGAGAAGATCCGCGGTTACCTTGCAGGCTTCCCTGTAAAGGCAGAGGACGCAATCGCTGACGACCTTATCTGGATCGGCGATCCCGACCAGGTAGTGGGTAACATGGTACAGGATATCATGGTCGAGAGCGACAGAAACATCGAGACACACACAATCGTTTACGCAGGTTATGCGAGATTCCAGTGCGCACTCGTAGCACCGAAGGCATTCGCAAAGCTTGATGTAACCCCATAAGTAAGCGCCTGTCGGGGCTGACGATCGGCGCGCTTACCTTGACGCCTGCGTTTGATCCGGACGTGACCGAATACACGGTTACAACACCGAATGCATCAAACAAGGTGACAGCAACAGCCGAAAGCGCTGACGCCACAGTGGAGATCACCGCAAACGACACCGAGATCGAGAGCGGTGACACCGTAACCTGGGACGAAGGCGAGAACGAGGTGGTCGTTGAGGTAACCGGAGACGACGGGACCACAACTTACACCGTAACCGTTACGGCGGGAGATTAAAAAACACATCCGGGAGGCTTTAGGGCTTCCCGGATATAAAGGAGAAGGACATGGCATTACTTGACACAATCAAAAAGGCCGACAGGATAACGACCACAGCACTCGATGACGAAATAACAAGGCTTATCGCCTGGGCGAGAGCAGAGATGGTCCGCGTGGGCGTTCCCGCAGATAAAGCAGCATCGACCACAGACGACCTCATCACCCAGTGCATCGTGGAAGGCGTTCTTTCCAGGATAGCCACAGATGAGAAGATCAGGGATGCCGCAGCCAACGCCTTTATGTATCAGCTGGACGTGTTGAGAAAATACACCTGGCCGGAAGAACCGGAGCCTGAACCGACACCCGATCCCGAACCGGATCCTGAGCCGGAGCCCGAACCGGAGCCGGAGGAAGAAGGCGACAATGATCCATAATTCAGAAGCCACCCTCGTGACTTTGACAGCTTCCGGGGCCACGGTAACGAGGACCGAAAAGACGGTGTTCTGCGGTAAGCGTTCCGTGACGTATAAAGAATTTTATGCAGCAGTCCAGGTCGGGATCAATCCGAGCTATATATTCGAATTTGATATTAACGAATACGAATCCGCCTTCGTAAAGGTAACGGAGACCGGAGGCACGGTGAAAGTCTACAGACCGACGGAGCTCATCTTCGAGGGCGAGAAGTTCAACATAATCCGAACATACGAGACCACAAATCACACAATAGAAGTGACGGTGAGCTTATGACAGTAGATTTACAATTCCAGGGAGCGCTCAACGGGATAGTTCAAGACATCCTGCGGAGCGAAACGATTCTGGAGTCCCAGCAGACGGAAGTCATGGACAAGATCGGCAAGGTCATCAAGAAAAAAGTTGAAGACAACCTGCCTGTTTCTGACGAGCACGGCACCGGATACAAGCACATGAAGCGCGACGTGAAGGTCTCCGTGCAGGGCAAGAAGAAAAAGACCGGCACGACCGGCGTGGTTATTCACGGAGGAAAACAGACAGCTTATAAATGGCACATGCTGGACGACGGAACGAGGAACCCGGACGGAACCATCCACACCCCGGCGCTTCACTTCACAACGAAGGCGCTGGCGGAGGCGGAAGGCGAAATAAATGACATAATAGACCAGTTAGAAAGGAGGATAGTGCAATGACCGAAGCAGGACTTAAAACGCTGATAGAAACGGCCTTGTCTATCCCCGTTTTTGAAGGTAAGGATTCTATTGTATATCCGGCGGCCACTCTTGAGGTTTTGAAGATAACCCCGGTCCTTTTCGGAGACGGCCGCAGCGTGGCCAGGAAAGCCGAGGCACAGATCAATCTCTGGTATTTGGATAAAGCGGACAGGGATGCAGCAGTCGAGACGATCATCACCACGATGGACGCAGAGACGGACATCACGAGCCCGGATATAGAAACCTATTATGACACCACGGCGAAGAAATACAGAGCCGTTATTAACACACAATACACTTACAGGATAGAAACACCGGAGCCGACACCGGAGCCCACACCTGAGCCCGACGAAGAACCGGAGGAGGATCCTGCAGAGGATACAGACTGAAACAAGGAGGAAATAACAGATGGGATATAAAGTAAACGTTAGGAACTGCAAGCGTGCAGCAGTAACCGCTGACACTTCAAGTTCATACACGATCGGAACCCCCGTCGCAATGCCCACACTTAGAAGCATCGACATCCAGTTCACAACATCGTCCGGCGCTTTATACGGAGACGGTGAGAAGGTAAGCGAAGTTTCACTTATTACCGGCGCAACACTTCAGCTGGCAATCGACAAGCTGACAAGTGCCGACATCGTAGCACTTACCGGAGCAACAAAGTCAGCAAAGGGCGTCATTTCACACAAGACCACAGACAAGCCCGGTCCTGTTGCGATCTACTTTGAAGCAGAGCATGACGACGGCGGATACGAAGCAACCTGGCTTTTAGTTGGTAAGTGCCAGCCCATAGGCCAGAGCGTGCAGCAGCGCGAGGACAATATTACCTATTCGACCGAAACCCTCACAATGAACTTTATAAGACGCGAGAAGGACAAGACGGTCATTATGAGAGCTGACACCGATGATGTGACATTCGACGCTGCAGCACAGACCGCATTCGCAAGCGCACCCGATATCTAAGGAGAAAAGACATGGCAAAAAAGATGATGGCTTGTAAAGCAGCGCCCGAGATTGAGATCGCGATCGAGGAGGGTGAGACCGTCCTGCTTCGATTTGATATTCAGTGCATCTCAAACATCCAGGAGCTGGAAGGCGGCCTTAAAGGACTTATGACAATGAAGTTCGCAGAGATGGCCGCAACCCTTTTATTTTGCGCCGCTAAAGACAACAACCAGGAGTTCACGATGGAGAAGGCGAAGAAAATGATCGCCTTTATGTCTATAGACGACGTGAAGGAGATTATAAACGAGTTCTCCGCGAGCATCGGAGTCAAAGAAGGAGACGACGAAGCCACAAAAAAAATGATAGCGCAGCTCTTGGGAGCCTAAAGGACATCGACTTCGATGCCCTTTACTACATATACACCGTGAAGATGGGGCTGAGTGAGGAAAGCTTCTTCACTTCCAGCCTCGCCCGGGCGGTGTACTTGATAGACAAATGGGCCCAGGAAAAGCAGGCACTCGCCGGGCAGCTTTCCGGAGCTAAAGGCATGGCAAACAGTCAACAGCCTAAGACTGCGCGGAGCATCAAGGAGGTTTTGAGCTATTATGGCCACTAATAAAAGAACCATATACCTGGGGCTGGATTATAGCCAGTTTTCCGGCGGAATAACAGAGATCAACAGAAAAATGGGCCTGCTTGATGCGGAATTTAAACTTGCCACACAGCAGGCGAAAAATTACGGAACCGAGACCGATGAGCTGGCACTAAAGGAAGAGTATTTAACACAGAAGATCGCCCTGCAGAACCAGAAGGTCGAGGAAGCAAAAAGAGCATACGATGCTGCCATGAGTTCGCAGTCGGCATCCGCAAAGGAGATCGACGAACTCGACAAAAGGCTTTTAAACGAAAGGACCAAGCTCGAGCAGTTAAACGGAAGCCTGCAGCAGACAAAAGAGGACACGGAAAAAGCGGACAAGGCAAACAAGACCTTCGGAGACACCATCCGCGGGCTTGCTTCAGCCCTTGGCCTTAATATATCACCTGCCCTGGAAGCAGTGGCGAAGAAGTTCGACGGAATAAGCGCAGCAACCGGAACCGCGATCCTTGGAATCGGTGCAATGGTTACAGCCTTTGCGAAGCTTTCCAAAGAGACCGCAGCTTATGCCGACGAGGTCCTCACACTTGCAGATCAAACAGGCTTTACAACAGAGCAGATCCAGCGCATGCAATACGCATGCATGAAGCTTGATGTGGAATTTAGCACCGTAGAGGGATCCATCAGCAAGCTGACAACGAACATGTACAAAGCCCAGAAGGGCTCGGACGACTTGGAGAAGGTATTCAAGCAGCTACACATCAGGATTAAGGACGGAAGCGGACACCTGAGAGATTCAAACGAGGTCTTCTTCGAGGTAATAGACGCCCTGGGCAAGATGAAGAACGAGACCGAGAAGGACGCGATCGCGCAGCAGCTGTTCGGAAAATCAGCGAAGGAGCTGAACACGATCATCAAGGCAGGAAGCGAGCAGTTCAAAGAGTACGAAGCAAACGCCAAGAAGGTCATGACAGAAGAGCAGCTGGAGAGGGCGAACGCATACCAGGACGCAATGGACGAATTAAACGAGAGCTTCGAAGCCTTGAAGCTTGCGCTGGGCGAGTTCTTGATCCCTTTACTTACCAAGGTGGCGAACTTCTTCGCAAGCATACCGACACCCATCCTGAAAGTTATAACAGTAGTCGCCGCACTTACCGCAGGAATTATCCTGGTGGCTAAGGCGATAATGAGCGTTAAAACGGTCATGACAGCCATGACAGCACTTAATGCAGGATTCCAGGCAACCGGAACCAAGACCGTGGCAATCATCCTGGCAATAGTAGCCGCCCTTATAGCATTAGCGGCGATTATTGCCGTTATTGTAGGCAAGAAGGACGACATCGACAAGACCATGGTGAGCGTGCAGAAGAGCACGGAGACCATGGGGCAGAACGTACAGAACGCCTCAGCTTACGCCACGACAGCAGCCCGCCATGCATCCGGTGCGGACTATTACGGCGGAGGCAGGACTTGGGTGGGCGAGGAAGGCCCGGAGCTTGTAGAGCTTCCGAGAGGTTCCCGGATCATACCGAACGACAGGGCGAGCCAGATCAGCAATGCGACAAATAATTATTATATAACCATAGACGCAAAGAATGTGACAGATTTTAACCGAGTAGTGGACATGGCCAACCAGATGCAGATGGCCACAAGGAGGATTTAAATGAGCACAACAACGATCACAATGTCCGCCGGTACTTGGTACAAGGACGGGGACAATGTAAATCACAGCTCCGACACATGGCTTAAAAGCACCTGGGAATATGCAAACCGGAGGGACGAATTTATACATTTGAACACCGTCCTGCAGTTCGCAATCCCCAGCAATCTTAAATATAAAAGAATTAAAAAAGTTCAGCTTAGCTTTTATTCAAAATCAGTCTGGAACGGATACGAGGAAAACACGAGAGGATATGACGGAATCGTCATCCGACCATATAACGCAGACGGGCAGGCGCTTTATAACTTGACCGGCCAAAACATAAACAGTTATGGAGAGCTCGGGGAATCTGTAATAATAGTTAAATATACCGAATGGGCTTCGATTACATACCCGGCGTGGAGAACCTGCGACATCACCTCGATTTTTGAATCAAATATACACGTTGACGCAAACAACGATTTATACTTTGCGCTGCATATGAACGCAATGCCAGGATTCCCGGCAAATAGACAATATGGATCTGATTCAAATACATATTGCAAAATTGGAAACCTGGCATCAGGATATGCGGCATATTTAACAGTCGATTATGAAGACGTGACACAGCTTGCACCGTCCCCGGCTTACCCCGTAGGCACTTACGTGAACGAGAACACAGACCTGCTGTTCAGCTGGGCATGGAATAGCAGCACTCAGGCAGTCCAGGCAGCCGTGCAGCTTGAATATAAAGAGGCATCGGCGGCAAACTATACCGTGGTAAGCTTGACACAAACAGCGCACTCTTACACCCTTGTCGGAGGACTTCCGCAGGGCGCTTATGTTTGGAGGATAAAGGGAACGAATGACGCGGGCGAGACTTCCGGTTATTCGAACGTCGCAGAGTTTACAGTTATTGGAAAGCCAGGAGTGCCGGTCATAAATACACCGACAAATGCAGCATTGACAACCATCACATGGCAAGCGACAGATCAGAACTCGTTCGACATTACCCTGAAGGATTCAGACGGCAAGATCCTGCTGAGTGATACCAAGGCGACGAGTGCCACAAGCTACTCGCCAAATATTCTGCTTAAAGGCACATACACGGTCGGCATCCGATACCGTAACAGCTCCGGACTTTCGTCCGACTGGGCTTATAAAGTATTCAGCGTGACGGCAGCAGGACCGGCAAAGCCTACAATGACACTTTACGGTGAAGGAGAAAACGCCCGCCTTGTGATCAGCAAGGATTCGACCACAAATTATGTATTAATGAGGGCAGAGGACGAAACCCGAGAGTTTGAGATTATAGCAACCTTTGAAAGCAATGAGTACATCGACAAGACGGCGAAATTCAATACCGGATACAGCTACATGGTGAGGGCGTACGCTTCCGCAGGATATACAGACTCAGACGTGGCACACTTCCGCTGCAATTCCGAAAAAGTAGCCCTGCAGACAGCCGACCTGGACATCTTCCTCGACAAGTCGGAAGAGGAGTTCTTCCCATACCAGGAAGAA